GACCATCGACCTAGCCACGTACCTAGAGTTGCAGCGTTCGGGCATCATGGACGACCCGCAATTGTTTTTTCAGTGGCTGGAACGCAACCCGCAATACAAGGTTGTCAACAAGACTTTCGCGCGTAATCTTCAAACCTTTTCAGGAGGCAAAAAGTGAGCAACCTTCATGACCAGATCAACGCCATTTCCAACAAGACCAAGGTGAGGTTCTACAAGCCTCTGGACAACCAGGACGACAGGGTATCCCTTGCCGGCGAACCTGTGCAGCGTGACGAGGCCGGGCGGCAATTCTTCGCGATACCCGCTCATCAGGCGGAATACCAGACCAAACTGCACCCGCATTACGAGGTGGGAGAGGTTTTCGTGGAAGAGGCCAAAAGGGGGCCGGGTCGCCCGGCTAAAAGCGAATGACCACCAGCGGGACGACCGCATACGCCCCCAACAGGGCGCAGGTGATCCAGGACGCGCTTGAAATGTGCGGGGCAGATGTCTATGGCGAGAACGACCCCGCCGTGATTGAGTCGGCGGGGCGTAGCCTCAACACGCTCATCAAGGCGCTGAATGCCGGTAAAACCGATGTCAATGTCATAGTGCGGGCCACCTTTGACACTGTTGCCGGTACTGCCAACTACGCAACTGACGCGCTCGGCATCGACGGCATGACCGTTAACGCTGCTGGCGGGGATACCCCTGTGATGCCCATGACCAAACAGCAATACGATGCCAAGGTTGACAAGACCGCACAGGGTAGGCCGGATTCATTCTACCACGACAAGCAGTCGGGCTTGGTGTACCTGCACCCTGTGCCGGATACTGTCTATGAGGCGGCTTACGGCAAGGTGCGGCAGTACCAGGACATTGACGAACCGGAGCAGACCTTTGATTTCCCCTCTTCGGCAATGGAGATGCTGACATTTGGGCTTGCTCACAGATACTCATTCAAGGCTGGCTTGGATGCAGGGAAGCAGGACCGGTTACAAGCGCAGTTTATCATGGCCGAGAAAAGATACCTTGTCGCCAATTCAGCGTATACCAAGGGGCAGCGGTCAACCTCTTGCATGGTGGTGTAAATATGACCATCCGCCCCCTCCCCATAGGCAACGGTGCAAGCCTAGACGTTGACGACACCACAGCAAAAGACGGCGCGTCTATCTCGCTCATCAACGGGTACTTTGACCGGGGGGGCGCGTTCCAGACCGTGCCAGGGTGCGAACTGTACGCCGACACTGGAGAGAGTGGGGTAAAGACATGGGCTTACTTTTGTGCCAACCATACCCGGCTGTTTGTAATAGCCGATGGCAGAATATGGCAGCAGACGGAAGCAAACGGTGCGTTGCAGGAAATAACTGGCGCGACGTTTGACGCCGATGCCATTCCCGCCTTTGCAGAGGACGGCGACAACGTTTTCTTTGCTGCAAACTCGGAGATACACAAGATTACCGGTGCCACAGCCGCGAACCTTGGTACAGGAGCTCCAATCAACGTGACCAGTTTAGTCTACATCGGCGGCTACCTCATGGCGAGGGGGAATGACCGTTTGGGCGTGGTGGTCGGAGACACGCATTACAGCGATGACAAGGCCAACGGGTACGCGGCATGGGAGGTTTACAACAACGAGTCGCGGCCTGACGCACTGCAATCGCTGATTGTCGCTTACGAGCAGATTTACAACATCGGCACTCAGACGGTAGAGGTTAGTTATATTGACGGCACCGTGCCTTTCTCGGTCAACAAGAACGCCTCACAGCAGTTCGGCACCCCCGCCGCTGAATCTTGTGCGTTTGACGGCGAGAACATCTACTATCTGAGCGTGGTGGCGAACAGTCGCAAAATCGTACAGCTCAAAGGGGGTGGGTCTCCTAGCATCATCTCTTTCCCCGTAGACATCCCGATTGAAGCCTTTGAACGGATAGACGATGCTTACGGCTTCATCATGGCGTTTCGGGGTCAGAATGGGTACGCGGTGACCTTCCCGACCGCTAACGCTGTGGTAGATGAACAGTTTTATGAGTCGGTTACCCTTTTTTACCATCTCCAGCAAAAGGCATGGATCATTCTCGGCAAGTGGGACGCCAATAACGGCGTTTACGGAGCCTACAGGGGCATTTCCTTTACCTACGCCGAACCGTGGGGCTTGCGGCTGATTGGTGGGAGAGACGGCAAGATTTACAAGTTAGTGGAGCCGAGCGAGACGGCGGAAGAGCCCGTGTTCGTCCACAGGTGGCGCGACAACGGCAAAAAGGAGTGGAAGCCAGGGCGCACTGTCGGACTTGGGTTGACGGGACAGTATGGAGACTTCCCCACATCCAGGCAATGTGGCTTATACCGTGGGCGGCAGCATGAGTTTATCTACTCCGATTTGACCGATGCAGGCGAGATATTCCGCGCAGCAGTGAGGACCGGGCATATCACATGGGGCGCTGTCCATCGGCAGAAGAGGTGCAACTGCTACCGGTATGACGTGCGGAGAGGTAAGGCGGGGTTCGTGCTCAATGGCATAACGGAAGAATTTGACGTGCAGGGGTCCTAATGGCCGGAGAGAACCCACAAACCACATTACCGCCTGTCCCGAGGGAGCCGTTAATCGACTCTCGCGGGGGCATGTCCTCACAGTGGGAACGGTGGCTGCAACAGATACAGCGCGTCCTCTCTTTTACTGGGGGAGTGGCGTGGGCTATCATTAACAAAACCAGTTCACGGCTTGATGACATTGAGACACGCACTCACGCCATGCTGCAAAGCATTCTCGGGTGGGTGTCTGGTGCGGATACTGTGCAAAACAAGCATATTTCCAACGCCAACGGTAAGAAATGGGAGGACCACGTTGACATCGTGGACGGCAACCCCCACGGCACCGATTGGGACATGATCGAGGGAACCACATCGGAGATTCCCTTCAACGTGGCTACACCGGGAGACACCAATTCAGAAGGTTACGCAAGGTGGAATGAAGCGGATCATTGCTTGGAATATGTCAGTGGTCTGGGCAACATTGTGCAGATCGGGCAAGAGCAATGGGGAATAGGGGTCAATAAAATTGGTTCAACCGCCGTTGACGGCAAATGTGTTTACGCCTCCGGAGTGCAAGGTAACCGGCTCACATTTTTGTATGCAGACGCTAGGGACGGTGCTAAATGTTCGTTTGTCGGAGTCGTCACCTCACCGATAAACAACAATCAAGAAGGACCGATCACAACGTTTGGGCTGGTACGGGGTCTTGACACATCAGGGTGGGCGGCAGGGACAAAACTGTACATAGCCGCCGACGCAACCGGGACAATGACCAGTACTGCCCCTTCCGCTCCGAACTACCGCATATGGGTTGCAACTGTTGTTGTCTCTAACCCCTCTGTAGGGGAGATATTTGTGTCCCCCAGGATTGATTTTGCGGATGGGATTACCTTCCATTCTCTCGACATCCTGACACAGTTGACGGCGGCAACAGCGGTCATAGGTACCAGCGTTAACAACACCACCTTTGAAGCAGATGGGACAGCGGTGTTTAACGGCGCAGCAACGGTCTGGAAAGATGTCATGTTTCCGATGGCCCCACCGAAAACCACAGGGGCGGGAAACCCCACGCTTGTGACCTACAACGGCAACCTTAGAGGCTATTCCTTCGCAGTCAATGACGTACATGATTTTGACCCACAGGAAATGGAGCACGATTCAAAAGTAGGCTCTACGGCAACATTCCATGTCCACTGGCTAAGCCGCAGCAATGACGGCACCGACAGGGCGGTTAAATGGGAACTGGAATACGACCTAGAACCGGGAACCGGGGCATTGCCTGTCACTGTAACGACCAGCATTGAGGTCGTGATACCTGCTGGAAGCGCCGTTAATACAGTACACCGCACCGACATTTCCACATTCAGCATCACGGCCATAGCCCGACTTGTCGGGGCAAGGATAAAGCGGATTGCAAGCGCCGGGACCGCCCCCTCTGTTGATCCCGTATTAAGGGCGCTACACTTTCATTACGAATTGGACACCGTGGGCAGCAGACAGATAACAACCAAATAAGAGGTGGCATATGGGAATGTTTGATTTTGTGGCGGATGTTGCTACCGGCGGGCTTTATGGTGCTGTCACTGGCAAGGGGTTTGATATCACCGGTAAAGGTGCGGCGGCAAACGCCAACAAAGCCGCCATTTCCGCACAGAAAGAGATGGCTGGGGCATCGAATCAAACCATCAGGGATATGTACAACACGGGACGAACCGACCAACTCCCGTTTATCACTCCATCGCTTTCCGCACTTCCTTACTACCAATCCGCCATTCTCGGGGGCCCGGTCCAATACCAAGACCCGAACTATCAACGGTTGACCTCGTTTGACCCTGAATACAAAGCGGGATCGACTCAATACCGTGCTCCTGATGGCTCAATTGTGGACGCCGCGCCGATGCTTTCGGCAGAGTACAACCCTCAAGAGTCGCCGGGATACCAGTGGCAGTTGCAGCAAGGCCAGAAGCAGTTAGACAGAACGCTTCGAAGCCTTGGCCGCAGTAACAGCACGTATGGGATGCAGCAGCAGGGCAACTTCATCCAGAACCTCAACGCCAACGAGTACGACAAAGGGATCAACCGGCTAGCGACCCTTGCGGGATTCGGACAAGGGACCAACGCTAACGTTGCGGGGTCCGGCAACCAGGCAGCAGGGCAAATCGCCGGGGTGAACACTTCCACGGCCAACTCACTAGGCAACTTGTATAGTCAACTCGGGAGCCTGTATACCGACTACTCGCCGTTGAATCTAGGGCTAAACGCGGCGAAAGTCGGCGCGGCATTTTTGAAATAGGAGGCAGCAATGACGGCACTCGACCAAAACTTTAGCTCGCTGGCTTCCTTGCTCATGCAGCGCCGGCAGATGCAGCAGGAACAGGCACAGCAGGACCGCGCTAACCGGCTTGCCGACCTGCAATACAACCGATTGAATCGTGAAGAGCAATACCAGACCGGCCTTGAGTCTGCAATGGCTAACCCAGGGGTGAACACCGCAACCTCAATTGCTCCGAATCCGCAACCGTCACTTGCTAACCTCATGCCGGGAAGTCAACTACAGCCGCCGCAGTTCGAGCAGCAAGGGCCGCAGGTCGGGCCGTTGGCATCAAGGGTGCAAACTACCACCACACCCAGATCCGCAGCGCAAGCGGGGGCGGAATATGCGCTGTCAAAGGGGCGTGTTGACGACGCCATTAAGATGTTCAGCGTTGACGACGCCGTAGCACAATTGCAGGCTAAGGGAGACTTGCAAGGATACTATAAGGCCAAGCAGGAACTTGACCAAGGGGCAAAGTTCTTTGAGGTGTTGAAGCCGTACAAAGGCAACCCTGCCGCGTTGAAACAGGTATGGCCGCAAATACAGCGCATGTTTCCGCGACAGAGTGAGGGGATTACGCCGGATAATATTGGTGCGGACGCCAACGGCATGTTTGCTCCGATGGTGGTCAACGGCAAGGAGGTTCCCAACCGCGTTGTTTATCATGACGATGATGGCAAGACGCATATCGTTGACACCACGCCGAAAGACTCTGGCAAACCCTTTGACCGCCAATACGACGAAGGAGACACCCGCGTAACCGAACTGTACGACGCACAGGGGAAGTTGACCGCCACGAAAAGAGCTCCACGGTACAAGCCCGCCGCACCGGGCGGTCAAGAACCCGTAGCACAGACCACTTTT